CGGCCGAGGGCGACCTCGGCGTCGCGCTCGAGGCCGGTGGAGCCGGGGCGGATGACGGTGATGGAGCCGGGGCGGCGTCCCCATTCGTAGATGCCGTAGCCGTCGAGGTAGGGGCCGTGGGTGCCGGCGGGGACGCCGTCGCGGGGGAAGAGGGTCTCGATGGTGAGGGCGTTGACGAACTGCTCGACGTCGTGGCCGATGCTGATGTCGGTGTAGTGGAGGTAGGTGCCGTCTGGCGCTGCGACGTCGTGGTCGACGGTCTCGGAGACGGTGTCGTCGACGTCGGTGGGGATGGCGCTGAACGTGAAGAGGGGTGTGGTGCTGGGTGCGCCGAGGGCGCCGTAGTGGCGTCCCTTGATGGTGTCGAGGGCGTCGCGGGAGGAGTAGAGCCACGATCCGCCGAAGGTGTCGACGATGATCTGGAGGCGCTCCAGGGACTTGCGTCCGCCGGCGCCGCCGAGCATGGCGCCGGTTCCGGTGGGGGGTCCGCCCTCGATGTCGATGCCGAAGCCGTAGCCGCCGAGGTGCTGGTAGGTGGCGTCCATGACGAGGTCCTGGAGGGTGCCGGTGTTCCAGACGTCGACTGACGGGATGGCCTCGCTCAGTCGCTGGACGACGTCAGTGGCGGGCAGGACGACGGTGGCGCGCTGGTTGAGCTTGTCGCGGCGGCTCTTGCTGTAGGTGATGGTGGGGATGGCAAGGCGGCCGGTCCAGAGGCTACGGAGGGTGCCGGTGTGGTCTCGGCCGTAGAGCACGATGGGGCGGTCTGGGCGGACGTCTGGGTTGGTGGCGGGGCTGTAGGTGTCGCCGGACAGGGCGATGCTGAGGGAGCCGGGGCTGATGACGTCGGCGGGCTGGCCGACCTCGTTGCCTCGGTCGAAGGTGATGGAGGTGCAGTCGTCGGTCATGGCCAGGTCGCCGGCGGTGCCGGGGTTGAGGTGGAGCCGGACGAGGTCGTTGCGGGCGGGTGTGGCGGTCATCGTCGGATCACGAGTCCGGTGCGCTCGGCGGCGCGGATGGCGCGGTCGTACTGCACGCCCATCTGGGCCTCGGTCATGGTGTTGTCGAGCTGGACGCGGATGTTGACGTTCTGCTTGATCACGGTGTGGCCGGTGCCGCTGAGGTAGCCGACCGGAGCCATGTCGGCCTTGGCCTTGACGCGTGCCGGCGTCAGGCTCAGGGGGGTGATGGGGGTGCGGGCGATGTCGCGGGCGACGGCCTGGACGGCGGTGACCGGTGCCTTGGCGTTGCCGGTGATGCCGAGTGTGAGGCCCTGCATGACGAACCGGCCGAAGGACCGGAAGAGCTTGGACGGGGACGCGATGCCCAGGGCCTTCTTGACGGGTCCGGGAATCTTGTCCGTCACGTAGGACTTGATGGCTCGCACGAGGGAGCCGGCCATCCCGCGGATGCCGCTGATGAAGCCTCGGACGACGTCGCCGCCGGCGCTCTTGAGCCAGCCGCCGGCGCCGGAAACGGCGCCCTTGATCTTGGCGGGGAGGCCACGGAAGGCGGACCCGACGTTGCCGAGGGCGGAGCGGACGGCGGGCCAGATGGCTCGGGCGCCGGCGGCGACGAGGCGGAACGGGAGGAGGTAGAGGCTGACGGCGCCTCGGATGACGGCGCCGGCGGCGCGGAAGCCGGCGCCGATGGCGCGCACTCCCCCGACCACGATGCCCTTGGCGACGCCGGCGGCGGCGGACACGGCGGCGAAGACGCCCTGGACGACGGCTCGGAAGGTGGCGGACCGCTGGTAGGCGTAGGTGAGGCCGGCGGCCAGGGCGGCGATGGCGACGACGACGAGGCCGATGGGGTTGGCGGTCATGACGATGTTGAGGGCGGCCTGGGTGAGGGTCCAGACCTTGATGATGCCGACGAGGGTGCCGATGGTGCCCACGAAGACGGCCACGACGGTCTTGTTGTTCGCCAGGAAGGAGATGACGGGCTGGATGGCGTTGTAGCCGTTGGTGAAGGCGGGGGCGATCTTGTCGGCCGCGCCGGTGACGGTGGAGATGGCGGCGGGCAGCTTGGTCTCGAGGACGCCGACGAGCTGCTCGACGATGGGCATTCCCTTGCGGACGCCGGCCTCGATCCAGCCGTCGAAGGTGTCCTTGAGGCGCTTGACGCGAATGCCGAACTTGTCGGCGCCGGCGCTGCCTGCGAACTGGGTGTTGAGTTCCTTGAGGATGATCTTCTGGGCGCCGAGCTGGTCGCCGGTCTCGACCATCGAGGCAATGGTCTTCTTCTGGTCGGCGGTGAACTGGACGCCGGAGCGGCCGAGCGCGGAGACGCCCTTGATGGGGTCGTTGAGGGCCTTGCCGACGAGGGTGGACGCGGAGGCCATCGAGGTCCCCAGGGCCGCGCTCATGTCGAGCGCGGCCTGGGTGCCCTGGTTGAAGATGTCGTTGCCCTTGCCGGCCTCGTTGCGGACCTTGGTGAAGGTGAGGAGGACGTTGGCGCCGTTCTGGATGACCTCGGCGTCGACGGTGCTCTTGCGCTCCATGGCCTCGGAGAGCTTGACGACCTGGGAGGCGGTGACGCCGGCGGCGCCGCCGGTGGACTTGATGACGGCGTTGGACTGGCCGAGGAGCTTGTCCTGCTCGCGGACGGCGCTGATGGCCTCCCCTACGCTGTTCTTGAGGACGTTGACGGCGCCGCCGGCGGCCTGGAACGCGACGAACCCCACGGCTGCCTTCTTGGCGAAGGACCCGACCTTGCCGAGGCGGCCGTTGATGTCATCGATGCCCTGGCGGGCCTTGGCGGTCTCGGCCAGGACGCTGATGGCGATGGTGTTGGCCACGGTCAGTCACTCCTCTCTTGGAGCCGGTTGTGGGTCTCGATCCAGATGTCGAGCTGGGCGGGGGTCAGGTCGTCGTAGACGGCGGGTGGGATGCCGAGGGCGAGGCAGGTGCGGGCGCGGTCCTCCTCGTACTCGACTTCCCACTCGTCGAGCTCGAAGAGGTCAGGCCCCGCTTTTGTCGGCCTCGTCGTCCTCGCCGTCGGTGTCGACGCCGAGGTAGGCCAGGTAGTCCTCGTGGGTCATGTCGTCGAGCCACTCCCACTCGCTCTTGCCGGTCTCCTGGAGGTTCTTCTTCCAGCACGCGAGCATGAGCTGGCCGGTGACGTCGGAGCCGAGGTCCTGGGTGTCCATGTCGAAGCGGCGGCGGATGCCGAGCCACTGCTTGCCGGTGATGGCGTTCACGAGCGGCGGGACGATGTCGTGGTAGCCGCGCTTCTCGGCCGCCGGCGCCTCGACCTCGGAGTCCTCGGAGACGAGGGGGGCGTTGGGGTTGCCCTCGGCGTCGACGCCGTAGCGGAAGTCCTGGGCGGGCTCCTGGAGGGGCTGGGGGTCGGTGGGGGCGATGGGTGCGGTGAGGTCGTTGTGCTCGGTCATGGTGGGTTCTCTCCCTAGGTGTTGAGGCCGTAGCGCCGGATGAGGGTGCCTAGCTCTGCGGTGATTTCCTTGATGGCGTCGGGGGCGTAGGTGTCGGCGGGGCCGGCGAGGAAGGGGCGGGCCTCGATGTTGCGGGCGGGCCATCCCCAGTGGATGGGGCCGGCGTGGCGGACGCGGGCGCCGCCGGCGCGGACGACGGCCTTGTTCTTGCTCTTGGCGGGGCGGATGCTGCCGGCGAGTGCGCCGGTCTCGCCGCGTGGGACACGGGCCTGGGCCTGGCGGATGACGTTGTCGCTGATGCGACCGAAGGCGCCTTTGAGGTCCTCGACGGACACTCCCATGCGCTCGAGGTCGCGGACGGTCTCCCGCAGGCCGGTGACCCGTGCCCCGGTGGCCACGGGCCTCAGACGCCTCGGTCGATGACGATGGCGTCCGAGGGCGTGGTGACCTCCATGGCGTACTCGAACTCCCAGCCGGCCTTGTCCTTGCGGGTGGCCTGGCCACCGGTCTGGGGGACGCCGTCGCTCTTGGCCTGGAACTTGCGGTGGGGCTTGGCGTCGGTGGGGATGGCGTTGCCCCAGAAGCCGAGGACGACGTCGAACTCCTCGCCGGGGTGCTCGGTGAGGTACTGGTGGAGGCTGTCGGCCGCGTCGGACTGGACGGCGGTGAGGTTGAGGACGAGGTCCTTGGTGTTGCCGCTGGCGGCGTCGGCGAACGTGAGGCCGGCGTCGTCCTTGTCCTCGGGGTCGAGGGTGGCGGCCTTGACGTCCTTGTCTGCTACGAAGGTGGTGCCGGCGCCGCCGCCGAGGGGGGTGAGGGTGAGGTAGAGGCCGTTGTGGCCGCGCAGGCGCTCGCTGCTGGTGCTCATGGTGACTCCTTAGAGGGTGGTGATGGTTTCGACGGTCAGACGGACACCGTGGGCGAGCCACTCGCCGTTGGTCTGGGGGCCTGGCTGGGTGGTGGCGACGAGGGCGTGGTCGCTCGTGGCGAGGAGGGGCACGACCTGGGCGAGCATGTTGTCGACGTCGTTGGCTGCCTTCTCGACGTCGCGCAGCTCGGAGAAGAGCCAGACCCAGTGGCGGGTCTCGACGTCGGCCGGGTCGAAGGTGTCGCCGGGGAGGACGTAGTTGTCTGCCGGTTCGATGACGATGCACTCGCCGTTGATCTGGGCCGGGACGTGGTCGTGGACGGTGTAGCCGGCCGGCGTCAGGAGGGTCTTGATGTCGGCTCGGACGGCGTAGATGCTCACGCGAACCCCAGGACGTAGTCCGACAGGATGTGTCGAATGGTGGCCTTGGGGTCACGCGGTGCGCGGACGGCCGGCTGGCCTTCCACGTTGGTGAGCTGCGCGACGCCCCCACTTCCCTTGGTCCGGTCGTACAGGGCGTGGCCGGCCGAGAGGATGCACTCCTGGACGATGTAGGGCGGCACGGGGCGGAACGCCTGCTCGATGGCCGTGTTGACCATGTCGATGGCGACGTTCAGTGCGTGCTCGACCTCAGCGTTGGGAGACGTCTTCCCGACCCGCGTGCCGAGCTGTGCGGCCGTGGGGATGGGTGTGGGGGCGTCGGGCATGGCTCAGACCGTGGCGGCGCGGTAGAGGGCCTTGGGGTCCTGGAGCGCGATGGCGCCGAACCCGTAGACGCCGATGGCCTCGGTGAGGGTGAGGATGTCCTCGTCGGGGCCGAGGCGGACGGGGGCGCCGCCGGACTCGAACGTCTTGACGGCGAAGCTGTTGCCCAGCTCCACCATGTTCGTGCCGCTCGTGAGGGCGATCTTGAGGCCGGAGACGTTGCCGGTCTGCTCCAGGAGGTTGATGCTTCCCGTCTCGGAGTTGAGGAGGTACGGCCCGTCGACGCCCTGGCGGATCTTGGCGAGCCGCTTGAACTGGTCGACCGACAGGCGGAGGAACTCGGCCTCCAGGCCCTTGTCATCCAGGTGCATCGACCCGTCGATGAGGAAGTCGATCCAGCCGTCGAAGTCGTCGAGGGCGGCGAGCGCCGTGGTCGAGACCTGGGCGGCGGCGCCGTTGACCAGCTCGCGGCACTTGGTCTCGGTGGCCTTGCCGTAGGCGATGGCCAGGGCTCGCCAGTGGAGGTCGATGACGTTGACGTTGGACCGCTTGGCCTGCTGGAACGACAGCTCGGAGCCGCCGGCGAAGGTGAAGACGTCGGCGGTGTCGGTGCCGATCTTGACGTTGCCCATGACGATGGCGTCGCCCTCGAGCTCCTGCTCCTCCACGTTGACGGTGTTGGACGCGACCTTGCCGTACTCGAGCTTCATGCCCTCGGCGGGCAGGACGCCGGAGTCGAAGAGGTTCCAGGTGCGCCGGGCCTTCTCGATGAGCTGGAGGTTGTCGCCCAGCCAGGTGTTGCGGTAGGTCGTGTCGTCGACCTTGCCGCCCTCGTAGGCGAGCTGGAAGTCGGCCGCGAACTTCTGGGCGTCGGGGTCCTTGGCCAGCATGGCCTTGACGAACTCGCCGTAGGAGTTGCCGAACAGCTCGGCGGGGGTGTCGGGGATGCTGCTGGCCGAGAAGGTGGCGAGCTTGGCGCCGAGGGTGTCGACGTTGGTGGAGAGGGTGTCGACGGCCTCGGAGAGCTTCTGGCCGTCCTCGGCGGAGAACGTGGCGGGCGCCGGCGGCGTGGCGGTGGACTGGGTCATGGGGGTGGTTCCTTCCTTGCGGTGGAGTACGGACTCGATGGCGGCGCCATCGAACTGGGGGAACGGGACGACGCTGGTCTCGAAGACGTCGGCTGCGGTGACGACGAGGACGGGGTTGTCGCCGTCGGCGTCCTCGACGGCGTAGGCGGTGATGTAGAAGCCAATGGAGACCTTGTCCAGGACGGCGACGCCGTCCTCGTCGGGCTCCATGAGCGCGAGGACCTCGTCGGCCTTGAGGGTCCTCCAGAGGCGGCCGAGGATGCGGGGGCCAGCGTCGGTGGGGTCGACGGAGACGATGCGGCCGACGGGGGTGCCGTTCTCCTGCCAGTCGTGGCCGTAGAAGAGCTTGGCGTCGGCGCGGAAGGTGCAGGCGCCGGCGGCGATGCGGAGTTTGGTGGTGCCGAGCATCCAGGAGGACCGGTCGACCTCGACCTCATAGGGGACGGCGAGGGCCTCGAACTCGCGGCGACGCTCGCCGGTCTCCTCGTCGGCCTCGGCCAGGGTGAGCGGGACGGGGACGACGAGGGGGGTGGCGAGAAGCTCGGTGTGGCTGAGGGTGGTGACGGTCATGCGGGGACCTCCTGGGCGGCGGGCTTGGCGGGGGCGGGGCCGGCGATGCCCTCGCGGCGGCGGGCCTCGGTGGCGTCGTAGACGCCGGCCCGGATGGCGATCTCGTGGGTCTCCATGCGCGTCTTGTCGTCGCGCCGCAGGAGGTCGCTGTAGTCGTGGCGGACCTCCTGGCCGTTGGCGATGAGGCCGGTGAGGGCGGCGGCGATCTTGTCGAGGTAGACGGGGCGCAGGGTGGTGACCAGGAGGTGCTCCTGGACGTCCTGGAGGTTCTGGTAGGTGAGCGACGAGCCCTCGATGGCGGCGGCGAGGAGGACCGGCGGGATGCCGAAGATGCGGGCGACGTCGAGGACGTTGAACCGCTGGGCCTCGATCCACTGGGCGTCCTCGGGCTTGATGAGGATGGGCTCGAACTTGAGGTTGCGGCCGAGGACCTTGATCCGCGAGGAGTCGCCGTCGTGCCAGCGGTCCTGGGCGGCCTTGGCGGTGACGTCGTCGATGTTGCCGTCGCTCGTGAGGACGCCGGGCGGGATGGCGCCGGTGTCGAAGAACTTGGAGGCGTAGTCGCGGGTGTCCATGGCGCCGGCGAAGGACAGGCGGCACGCGGTGATGGGCGACAGGCCGCGGTTGAAGCCGGGGAACTGGTTGAGCCAGACGTGGTGGACCTGCTCGGCGGACAGGGTCTCGGTCGTGCCGGCGGTGCGGTGGTCGTAGACCTTCCGGCCGCTCTTGTCGCGGCGGACGTGGACGGCGAAGGGGTTGAGGGCCTCGGCCGAGACGACGTCCCGGAGGTCGTTGAGCGGGTTCTGGCCGAGGCGGAAGAACGCGTTGCCGTCGGCGGCCAGGTCGGTGATGACGCGCTCAGACCATTCGTTGCGCTCGCGCCACGGGTCGGGCTTGCGGACGACGGTGGGCTGACGAGTGGCCAGCTCGGTGCCGCGCCAGGAGGCGAACGGGACGCCGGCGCCGAGGGTGGAGAGGAGCTGGTAGGACCGGAAGACGGCGGGCAGTCCGACGACAGTGTCGAGGCGGATGCTGCGGTCGTTGCGCGACGGGATGCCCTTGGCGAGACGCTTGCCGGCGGCGGTCGTGCCGAGCGTCTCCAGGCCGAGAGACTGACGAAGGATTCCCACGAGGTAAACCCTCTGGGCGGGTGTCTCATCATGAGACACCTAGAAGAGCTGCAGGCCGTTCGAAGGGGCCTTGGATGCGGCGATGAACGTGCCGGCGGCCATGGCCTCCAGGGCGTCGATGTCGCCTACTGAGAGCGTCGTAGAGAACATCCACCCGTCCTCGCCCTTGCGGACCTTGGCCCACGAGGACTGGGCGCGGATGAGGGGGTCGCTGGCGTGGACGATGCCGCCGGACTTGACGAGTCCCTTGAGGGTGGAGGCGGCTTGCTTCTCCTCGTTGACGGCGAGCGCCCAGGTCTCGTGGCCCTGCTCGCGCAGGCGCAGCATGAGCGGCTTGAGGGTGCGGGCCGGCGCGACGAACGCGCACGCACCGCGCTCGGCCAGGGCGCGGCAGGCTCGCTCGAGGAGGTCCTGGTCGGGTTGGTTGATGGTGGCGACGAGGCGGGTGCGGTGGGTCCCGTCGGTCTCGCGCCAGTTGGCGGTGATGGCGGCGTGCTCCCAG